CAGGGATGTCAAATAAGGAGAAGATATGGCTAGATTATATAATCAAAAGAGAGTTGCTGTTAACAAGACCTCCACAGGCGACCAGACTGTACAATCTTTTACCTATAAAGGGTTTAGTAGCAACGAAACAACAAATAACTTTAAACTCTATGATATTGACTTAGTAAAACAGGATATCATAAATCATTTTTACATTCGTAAAGGTGAAAAGTTAGAAAACCCAGACTTTGGTACAATTATTTGGGATATGATATTTGAACCGTTTACCGAGGACGTTAAGAATCAGATATCTAAAGATGTTGAAACTGTTATAAACTATGATCCTAGAATTACAGTTGATCAAGTTACTGTAGACAGTACAGAACAGGGTATAAGAATACAGGCAGATGTAACATATATTGCGTTAAATTTAAGAGAAAGTATGAAGTTTGACTTTGACAGGGCATCGTCAACTATAAACTGACCATATAATTATAAACGCTAAATATTACGTAGGAAACATAAATGAGCACAACCGATAGACAAAGCAATCTAATTCTTAATCAGGACTGGACAAGGATATACCAAACCTTTGCCAATGCTGATTTTAAATCTTACGATTTTGAAAATTTACGTAGGGTTATAATCACGTATCTGCGTGAAAACTACCCAGAAGATTTTAACGACTATATTGTAAGTTCTGAATATCTTGCGTTGATTGATGCTATTGCGTTTGTTGGACAAAGTCTAAGTTTCCGTATTGATTTAGCCAGTAGAGAAAATTTTATTGAATTAGCCGAGCGTAAAGAAAGTGTATTGCGTATTGCTCGTATGCTTTCATATAATGCTAAAAGAAATGTTCCAGCACAAGGACTTTTAAAGTTTACAACTGTTAGCACTACAGAAAATATTACTGACAGTAACGGTAGAAACTTAGGACAGCAAACAATTCGTTGGAACGATCCTACAAACACAAACTGGGCAGAACAATTTATTGCTGTGTTAAATGCAGCAATGACAAATAACACTGAATTTGGTCGCAGCCAAGGCAGTGCTAACATCCAAAGCATTCCTACAGAACAATATCGCTTTAGAACTTTTTCCGACGATGTTCCAGTTTTTAGTTTTTCTAAATCTGTTGCTGGACGTAATATGGTATTTGAATTGGTCAGCACATCATTCAAAGATGCTGAAGAATTATATGAAGAGTCACCATTTCCAGGCAACCAACTAGGATTTGTCTATAGACAAGACGGTTCAGGCCCTGCAAGTCCTAATACTGGTTTTTATATGATGTTCAAACAAGGCTCGTTAGAACTAGCAGACTTTACAATTGACACTCCGACAACAAATGAAAAAGTTGGTGTTGATAGTACCAATATTAATAACGATGATGTTTGGTTATTCAAGTTAAACAGTGCAGGCGCACAGATTTCTGAATGGACTAAGGTATCTAGTCTAGTTGGAAACAACATAGCATATAATAGTATTCAAGGAAACCTTAGAGATATCTATGGTATTTCTACACAAGCAGATGATAGAATTGATTTAGAATTTGCCGACGGTGTATACGGTAATTTACCACAGGGGAGTTTTAGAACCTATTACAGAGTAAGCAATGGTTTAACATATTCAATAGCACCTAATGAGATGAAAGGAATTTCAATTACAGTTCCGTATCTTAATAAACAGGGTGTACAACATAATCTAACAATAGGTTTAGGTTTACAATATACAGTTTCAACAGCCGCAGCAACAGAAAGTACAGATTCTATTCGTAATAATGCTCCAGCAAATTATTATACACAAAATAGAATGATTACAGGTGAGGATTATAATCTTGCACCGCTTTCTGCTTCGCAGAACATCTTAAAGGTTAAGTCTGTTAACAGAACTTCAAGCGGTATTTCGCGAAACTTTGATATCATTGATGCCAGCGGAAAATATAGTGCTGTTAATACATTTGGTGATGACGGTTATATCTATAAACAAGAATCAGAAAGATCTCTTTCATTTAAATTTACTAATATAACAGATATCATTAACTTTATTAAACGTAGTGTTGAAGGCGTGTTTAGTTCTACAGATGTTTATAATTACTATCTTACTAAGTTTGATAAAATTTTATTCAGCGAATTAAACACAGTTTGGAATTCAGTAACAACAGATGTTAATGCAGGCACAGGCTATTTCCAAAACAGTATTGATTTAAGTTTATTTAAAGTAGGAACATATGCAACAAATAACTTAAAATATGTTGTCCCAGGTGCATTAATCAAGTTTATACCAGAGGACGGCAAAGCATTTTACAATGGTTATATAGTTGATTATGATAGTGACAATCCAGATCATAAAACTTATTTGTGGACTAAAGTTATCAGTGTTGTAGGTGATGGTACCAACGCAGGACGAGGCGCACTTGCATCGGGTTATG